ACAGCAACACCGATCTGAGACTTCAGTGCAGCCATACCATGCTCTGAGTTTTTATCGGCACCATATGTGATGGTATTAGGCGTGAACTTAATCTTGTTACCATGTGTCTGCACATCACCTTTAGAATGCATGATATCACCCTGGAAGACACCTTTCTTAGGAGTTACCTTAGGTAGATGATCGAGTGCATGCTTAAGCTTCTCAACTAGACCAGGCGCATGGCCGTGATTCTTTTGAATATCTTCATGGGTATAGTTAATCTTAGGATTCTTATTAAAAGCAGACTTAGTTGCCACAAAAAACTTACCGTTCTCTGGGTTGCGACCAAAAACTACAGAAGGTGAACCATCATACTTCATGGTCACCTTAGTGTCGTTCTCTTTGCCTGTAAGTTTGTCGTGAACATCTTTTAGGTTATGATACGCATGGGAGAAACCAGCAGAGCCACCGTGAAGTACGTGATCTTCGGCGTGCTCAAGATGCTTAAGCTTCTCTTCACTTGCGTCTTCGAAAAGGAAATCTTTAAATGTGGTCATCGTACTGTTTTTACCGATCCATCAGGATTTACAAAATATGCTTCGAACGTAATGTCAGGATATTCCTTCTTCAAAGAAAGAAATGCTTGAAGATTGCTAGGAGCATCATCAAACAACCTAAGCTTTACGTAGTTCTTTGTATTTATATATTTTCGAAAGATGATCTTCTTGGCTTCAGCCGAGGAGTCAATCTTCAGGTTACCAGCACGTTCAACGTGGATATTATCGATAGGTAAACCGTGGTCACGAAATGTCTGAAGGAAGATATCCTTGTTATCAAAGTCTGCACGAGCAGTACAGATGATAACACGACTGTGAGGATTCTTCTTAGAATTAGCAAAGATTGCTTTGGCTTTAGCAACCATCCGTCCGATCGGCTTGGATGACTTGCGGAATACCTCAGCATTCGCAAACTCGCCGTAGTCGTAGGTTTCACCCTTCTTACGTTTGTAAGTGTTGAATTCTTGGTTGTCTAACATACGAACAACCTTACCATCTTTCATGACAGCAACTTTAGCATACGTATGGAACAGTGTCTCATCGATATCGAATATCGTAAGTGTGCCTGAACCGATGAACTCTCTGAATCTTTTCTTTATCATAGTTTACTCTACAATACTTTTGATAATTTGTACACAGTTATTTTAAATTACTTTTTGCCCGCCAGTAGGTTTTCCCTTTAACCGATAGCTTGCCATAACATCGATAGAGGCCGGTTTATCACTGTTTAGACCACGTGGTTGGATTCGAACTTCTAAAGCAGCTACTAAACCGTTAAGTTTATTTAAACTTTTTATCCCCAAAAACGACGCTATCATTTTTATATCAGCATCAGTCACACTGCTTGATTTATCGACATACCACATTTCATCTTTAATCATCATAATCAACACATGACCATTAGCACTAAACTTGGTGCTAGATTTTTTAAATTTAGATTTATAATGAGTAAGGATTTTATCTCCCAAAGTACTATTAGCAATGTTAGCTATCTGATAGTTCTTTGTACTATTAGCAAAGTTTTTGGCTGCCGCTTTTCTGGCCACATTATCTTTTATAACTGTCATTGCGCCCGAATATATGGATTTTACCTGACTGGAAAAATATTTTTGTAAATCAGAAAGCAATCTTTTTCCGTTTTTAATAGCGTCTGGGGTATTATTCATTATAGTTAAAAGTTCTTGTTTCTGTTCGCTGTTCTTATCATTAGTATAATATTTGTTACCATCAAATACCCAATCACGCATAGATCCCATTTGGGCGGTGTGCGCGTTTTTATATTCTATATGTAAATTGATTTTTTTATTAGGCAATATTAATGTAAAACCAAAATCAGGAAATCCTGCATCTGCGCCAGCCGGTGCTTGAAAAACAATAGCGCTCCCCAACATGTTTTTCAACTTATTAAAAGCATTTATTTCGTCTTGAAACGCTTTATCACTGGCCATAATTATATCTCCTTTTGATTATTTATCACACAAAAGAAAACCGGCCCAAGTATTGCTACCGGGCCGGTTCGTGTTAATTATATATTTTGTTTTTAATCGCGATATCCACGACGCTCAAGATGATCGTTGTCATATGTAGAAGTTGTCTTACGCTTAAAATTAGTACCAAGTTTTTTGGCTGCCATGTGTTGACCGACTTCTCTTTTAGCTACATTTTTCATAGCTTTGTCGCCGCTGGCATATTGCTTAGCTTCTTTTGATGAATCTTCTGCATCGTCTGCCTTGTTATAATGGTATCCAGCTTTTTTCCAATTTTTATTAAGATTGGCTTTGGATTTATTTACATAAGACTTCATTGTGTCTTGTGAAAGTTCTTGGATTTGTTGGAGATCTTCTGCTTCAAAGTGTGACTCAAGATCTTCAATATACATATGAAGCATATTAATATAATCTTCAGATGTAAGTTCTAGACCTTCGTTGATTGCCATATCTTTGAACCCGCGCACTTTTTCTTTGTGCACTTGCTCAGAAATGAATTTTACATAATTGTCAGTCATTAGTATCTCCATGGTTGGAATTTATCATGGTTTATTTATGCTAAATCCATTCTGGAGCTTCACGTTTCTTCCATGAGTGCATGGAAGCCTTGCCATACTTATAGTAGTTACGGTAGTTGGCGATAGGATCTTCGCCGATCTTGTATTGCTCATCCATGCACGAAGGCATAGGAGTCATATCCCATTCCTTCAGGTTTAATGGAGGAGATGCAATCGGAACACCGAGCTTGGTTATCGTCAGGTGTGTCTTACCGTAACGGTACGTATACTCTTCACTCAGAGCAAAGAGATGGTCTACTAGCCAGTTATAGTTCTCTACCGATTGGCGTGCCCATACGGCACTAGGATGGTTAGCATGTGTGGCACTATACAGAACAGCATCACGATCGTCGGATAGTTTGTACACTTTTTTCTTACGACCAGATGATGTATCGATGCTCTCGATGCCGTCGAGTAGACGGTGTGCAGTGGATAGTAGTTGGGCAGTCTCAAGAATCATCTTGACGACATGCTTGTCTACCATCCACTCTGCACACTGCCGTGGATCTTCGTGAAGATAGAAGATGTTCACTTGTTATAATCTACCTTATGAATTATATTAAATTTTTGCTCATCAGTCCAGCTTTTGAGATATTCATTATCTTCATCGAACAATCGAAGATACTCTGCATCATCGATAACACGAGTAGAAGTGATAGTCTCGTCAAGATATAACTGACTAAGCTCTACTGCCTCTTTCATCGTTACAACGTCTTTGGCATGCTCTGCGTTCTCACATTCTACAACGTATCGCATGCGAAACATGTCGATTGTCTCTACAAGATATTTAGGCATCGTATTTTTCCAGCTTGTCAAACTCGACGGAACCAGGAACACTGTACCAGCTAATAACACGCTCAAATGATTTAATCATCTTACGGATCTGTTTACGATCTTCTTTAGGATCTAACGAAAAGACGTGGGCAGTGCCACTCTCATAGTCTTTTAGCAAGGATGACCGAGACGCAAACAGTTGGTCAACAATAACTTGATCGATAGCTTCAGCATCCAATTCTACAGTAATCTTACTCATGCAATTATCCTTTCATGTACTTGTTTAATATGCTTACAATGGCCGTGTGATGTAAAACCCATACACTCACAGATCCAGCCATCGGCCATCATTGTAGTGAGATAGGTAGTACCCATACAGTTTGTGTATGGCCACTGGAATCCTATGAGGTGATGCTTGCCATCAAATGTAATACCAGCAAGCTTAAGTGGCTTGCGATACCATTTAGATTTTTTCATCATCAATGACTTTCTTATAACGGCTATATGTGCCATCGGCTTCTTCGACCATAATCTCATCAAGGTCATTATTTACGCCTATGATACGCTGCTCACCTTTACCAATGATACTAGCAGACGATCGAAGCCTACGCATTACAGCATTAGCAATGCCAAACTTATTACGATTGGTGTCGATAGCTTCTTCGACTGCATCTGCACATTGACGATACAATTCATCTGAGATTTCCCATGAATGGTCTACTGCATTAGTAAAGTCGCCGACGCGCCGTAGGTATTCTTGGCCGCCATCAACTGCAATTGCACCGCACGTACATTCTACAAAGTCATGGCGATGCTTAGAGACGATAAAGTCTCCGCATCCTAGACATGTTACTGCATTTTGAACAATCATACCATAAGTCCACTTGTTTGTTTGGTGTATTCTTTGGCTACAGCGTCGTATGTTTTGACGATGCAGACAATATGTTCATCCTTAATGTTGATCTTGAATTCAGGACCAGCAGTCAAGACGTAAGGTGCAAGACCAAAACCTTGCTGACCCATCATAACTGCATGCGGCTTGTTAAGGGTCACGGTACCATTCTCAATGGCTGCCACACGGCCGACAACCTCATCGCCGCCAAGGATCTTAACTGTGATGATGTCGGTAACTTTATATGGAGTTTCAATAAGCATGTTTATAGTCCTAACGATTTATAGGTGAAGCCGAACGGTTTGCCGTTGGCAACATCCAGCGTAAGATAGTCAAGAAAGCAATCAAAGTAATGAGCTGCATTTTCTTCACCAGAGTCTTCCAGAGCAACTATAGCCTGTTTGGTATAGTCGATAAGTGAACGTAAGTTGACACCAGTGCCGTCTGATAGTGTCGGGTTTTTAATCGGATTTGCCATTATAATCTCCTTTACTAGAATATCAAATATAGCATGAATAGGAATAATAGTACATACCAAATGTACTTCATGATGAATTTAATGACAGCAACTACAAAAAATATGTAGACCGCCAACCATAATATGAACGGCACTACGAATAGAAGTACCAAAATCGTCAGGATGCTAGCCACGGCGCATTGTCGCTATCTCGATAGCATCTTCCTGGCTGAAAACCGGAACACTATTAGATTTGTGCATTGTAGCAATACCGAGTAGGCGATCGCCTGTATAGACGTTAGGCTTCTTGGCAAATGTCACACTGGTATCAGTCAGCGATGGATATTTCTCACGGTGATTTGATACGTTATACTCTGGCATCTTAGTGCCACGAAGTTTTGGATTGTATTTGCCTTGACGGTATGCCAGATACTCGTCGAGTGTCTTGGACTTGATGCCTAGACGCTTATTGCGCTTGCAGTCGTCACGCCAGTCCATACAGTACTTGTGATACTGGGAATTGCTGACCTTAGACTTACGCTTGCTATGGTTTGTGGTGGTGTAAGCAGGACCTAGAAGATGCATTGTCATAATATAATTTCCTCCAGATTTTGTTATACACCACCACAAATTAATTGTACACAGTTATTTAGCGGCCTACGTTAACGATGCCCTTAAAGTCGTAAGGAACAACAACGGTATTCACCTTGCCAGCCTTAACGCCTTCAGCAATATCCTGTAGTGCCATAGCAGCCATGTACTCAGTAGCACCCTTGTTAGCATTCAGCGCAGCAATACGTTCTGCTTCCAACTTTGCAGTGCGAACCTCTACCAGCTTTTGCTTTTCAGCATTCTGTGCCTGAACAAGAGCATTAGCCGAGGCTACGATGTTCGCAGCAGGCTTTACCTGACGAACAAGAACCTGCGAAAGAGAAATTGCACCGTCAAGCTTTTCAGCAGCAAGACTGGCAACGATTTCTTGGCGAATCGACTGTTCCATTTCAGCACGGTTGTCAGCCATCTTCAATGACTCATACTTACGTGCAACCTTATAAGCAGCATTACGACCAAGCTGACGGATGTAGTTGTACATCAGCAGCGTATCACCTTCTTCAGTTTCAGCATGGAAACCGCGATTTTTTTCGATGTAGAGTTCAGCAACAGAACCAGGATTGATCGAGTAAATTACTGACATATCAAAGTCAGCAACGGTCGAGTTATCCGAAGCAAGTGGAGTCAAGTCTGCAACGTCGACCTGAACGTCCTTAGTCGGGAACGTCATGACGTCGCCGAACAGTGTCTGGTTAACTGAACCAGGCATCAACTCAGTAGTTTCGATGGTCTTGTCGAACGAGCGCCGAACACCAACTTCACCGGTTTCAATTCGAGTACAAGCCGAAGCAGTGGCCATGAGACCAACAAGAACGGCAGCCTTTGCAATACGATTCATAATTTACTTTTCCTTTAGAACAAGATAACGACTGCAGCTGCAATCGCGGTCGCCACGGTAGAACACAACAAACTATACCCCAGCACCTTGGCAAGCTGGAGCTTTTCTTCGCGCCTTGCAGCAACGAAACCTTGAATAGCAAAGAATACCACCATAAAGATGGCCAAAAATCCAATAATCATTTTACTCATTAATTAGGTCCTTTCCATAACATACAATCATAATTTAAACCAGATTTAAAGTGTTTGTGTTCTGGTCGAAACATATTAAGATTGATTAGTCGACCAACATTTTTTGGATCGATGGGATTTTTGTGACGATTTTCAAGCCACATGATACCAAATCCTTGAACAGGAACGACTGCTGTACAGTGCCAGAAGTCTCCTTGATTCTCATCCCATGTAGAATCGGCTTTAATGCGCGTTTTGCACGTGAGACAATTTTTCATTAACCTGGTCCACTTCCATTTCCCCAAGCATTGACAGGACCTTCATATCCTGTATCTTTCCAACGTTGTTGGATTCTTTCTTCTACCTCATCGAAGTGAAGAGGTGTGAAGTCGGTTTGCTCTACGCATACGCAGAGATATTGAGGGTCTGGTTCAGTAACAAGACCAGTCATGTAGCCATGAACCATGTTGGTTCTTGTTCTCATGACCTCATTCGCATGAAGATGTCCATGCACGTTCACACGGAACCGTTCTGACACGCAGTCAGGATGCAGAGGGATATGACTCAGAATGAACTTATCCACGAACACACGAACACCGTGGATCTGTTGGAAACCAACTTCACGATAGTCTTCGTCCTTGAAGATGTCATGGTTGCCACGAATAAGGATCTTACGACCGTTCATACGCTTTACCAGTTCAAGATACTTCTTATTGATTACCACGTCACCGAGAAAGTAGACAGTGTCCTGATCTTTCACTTTGGCATTGTGGCGTTCAATCATGGTCTCGTTCATCTCTTCTGTCGAGGTGAACGGACGCAGCGGACTGCCGTCAGATAGTTTGAACTTTTCCCATGAATTCGTATGACCAAGATGATGGTCGGAGATAACGAATCTGTTTACAAATCGAGTCATTTTTATATCCTTAGCTTATTATTCACTCTACAACATATTAGATATATTGTACATGTTTATTTTTATGGAGATACGTAATTGTCGAGAGTGGTAGAAACTTTAGTCATAAGTTTGACAAATTTTGGACGAGGTTTTTGGTTAAGGATAATATCGTCGACGGTTGGAGCGACGAAGAAGTTTTTGTAGAGGACGATAGAATATTCGAGGTCGGGGTTTTGATTGATAAAATCGACGAGAAGTTGAATGGTAGGGAATTTAGGCGAAGAGGTGTCGAGGTTGTTGTTAAGACGATCGAAATATTGAATGGAGTACATGTGTTTTTTCCTTCTTGATTATAGGTCCACCTTACCAATGTTTTGATAAAATGT